AATAAGGATTCGTCACTAACTCCTACCACTACGTCATCACCATAACAAATAGGTGAGACTTCTTTATTAAAATTTTTTAAATCATACTTACAACCATAAGCATATCGTAAATATACGCTATTTATAATATTGTTAATAATAACAGTAAGTGGATGTCCAGAAGGATTTGATCCAAATGTTTGAATAAAGCAACCATCATATTCATATAATGGACAACAAATATCAGATGCAATACCTTGCATTATTTTGATATCATATTCAGAATAACCACCTTTAATAGCCATATTTATTAATACTTGAAAGGCATAACGCATCACTAAAGGACAAACTTGCTTATCAAAAGCTTTATAATCTCCACCAAAAGTCCTTTTTCCTTTACTAATTAAATGTGTGGCTAATTCATGCCACTGTGAACTATGAGCATTTATACCTACTGCACATTCACTTGCTATCCAATTATTTTGAATAATTTGAACCATTGGTAGAAAATATTTTCTAGTCAAGATAATCAAAGCAATTTCACTCCCAGCAAATACGCGAATTTTATCTTTAGTGAATTTCACGGGTTCGTCTTTTAATGTTGCACGAAATACCATAGCGCAAGTTTCTCCATTATAATATTTTTCTTCGCATTTTCTTATGACAGATAACATATTTTCATCTATCTCTAAAGGTTCCGTAATACCAGGTACCAAACGCTCGGACTTGGTTATAAAATTTTTCTTGGCTTTATTTATAGGCCAGCCTACGGACGTATTCATATTTAATCTATCTAAATATCCAATACCATCCACTCCAGCTAAAACTGCATCCATGTGTAATGGTTTACACTTCACATCAACTAAAGCTGACATTTTATCTGAAAAATTTTCGTAAGCGGCATACAATAATGATGGTTCAAAAGAGAAAGCTGGAAGTGCAATATTTTGCAATTCCCTTTGCCAATGTTTCCAAATCTGAACTGATTTTGGAGGTCCGTGTAAACGAGGCAAACCCAAATGTTTCTCAACAGATTCGGAAATAACACTTTTCCTAACTCGACTTTGAAATTTGACTGAAAACTTATCATGAACAGCCAATAAATCTAAACTGGGCTCTATACCCTCCATAGACTCAATATGATTCACGGAATGTTTCCAATGAATTGGTTGACCCAAAGTCACACCAACATTATACCTATCAAATTCATAACCACCATGCGAACTCATGAAAATATTATCAAGTTTTTCAAACTTAGTAATAGCTTCATCAATTTCACTACTAGTGACGCTCTGAGCGGCACCAGTAAAACATTCTGTTTGACCAGCTAGATGAAAACCTCGTATGCAAGGTCTTTTTTCTTTGCCCAATAATATAGCCATACACATTCCTACTTTTGTGGGTACATCTACTCTATACATTATTCCGGCAAATCTAGCTTTTGCTGTAACAATAGAATCGTTACGTCGCAAAAATGAGGCATTAATATCCTCAACAATCAAATCAGCATTTCGATAGATAAATCCAAAATTAGTTAGCATCTCGTTGCCTTCTACCCTAGGTAAAAAGGGTGTCATGTCCTTTTGTGGACCTGCAGCAAGAATATTCACCAAACATAAATCACCTCTCAATCTAAAAACATTTTCTTTACGAAGGTTAG